GCTAACAAAAGAAGTAGAGACTTTTATAAAAACTTAGCGGCAGAAGGAGTTACCAAAGAAACACCTGTACAACTGGCAGGTGCTTTAGGTGCACGAATGGTTACGGACCTAGGCACTGATGGTACACGTAATCTTTACTGGCGTTACAACCACCCTTCTCAAGTTACTCAAGCAGGCTTCGAGAAAGCAGTAGGCCCTGCAATTAACCAATACACTCAGCCACAGAAAGCTGCTATTGGTCTAACAGCAATTGGTTTACCAGTAGGTGCTTCACTTGGCACAATGGATCTTACTAATCTGGGAGAGCTTGGTAGACCAAAAGGTTTTGCACAAACTTATTCAGAAGTAGGTGCAGAAGATCGTCGCGAGACTGGTCAAGTTGTGCCAGAGCTTATTGATCGTTTTGCATTAGGCCGCCAGGGGCGTCCTCTTAAATTTGAAACGGCACAACAAGATATTCCTGATTTAACAAAAGAACGTTATAGCAATTACCAAAAGTTTTTGTATAACGAAAAAGGTCCATTAGGTGTTGGGATCATCAAAGGCACCATGGAAAACTTGCAGGGTGAACCTGAGATACGGCTAGCAGGCTTCCCAGTAGGCCTTCAAGCTGCTGGTGCTGCCGTTGGCGGTACGTTAGGTGTTAGAGCCGCTACAGCCGGTAATGCACAAATCAAAGATACGATCAACGGACAACAAGTTCTAAGGCCAGGCAATAAAATGCCAGCACGTAAAGTTGTCGGTATTGGTGCAGCGGGAGCCTTAGCTGGTGGCCTGACAGGTAAGTTAATTAACATGGCAATTGCTCGTGGAGCACGTAAAGACTTACCAAGTACTTATGAGTACAGCAGTCAACATAACCAGGCAGTAAACAACATGCTTGAGGATGGACAAATAAATGAACAGCAATATCGTTCAATGCTTTGAATTGGTTGCGATAGAATTTAATTAAATAATGTACATAGGCGGATTAAACAATGGCGATGTATGGAATGACTAGCGGAGGAGTCCCTGGAGCCCCTGGTAACTTAGGCGGTGGTGATTTAAATAATGCAGGGATGATGGAACGTTTACGAGCTATGAAGAACCAGGCTAGAGATATGGCGGACGGGATGCACACACGTGTTGTTAATAACTCACAACGTGGCGGTTTGTTCCCTAGGGGTGCATTGCTTAGTGGCGCATTAGCGGGTGGAATTATTCCTGGTGCTCAAGCTATTCAACGAGGTGATGCAGTGGAGGGCGTAGCAACTACTGGTACTACTGCTGCTCTTGCCGCTGGTGTTGGTAAGCTTGCTCAAGCAATACCCAATCCTTATGCCAAGATTGGGGTAATGGCTGTAGGCGGTCTGCTTTCAGGTGGCATTGCACAAGGTGTTGGCAAGGTAGCAGAAGATGTTGTTGGCGGTATTACCGGCAAAGGAACTAGCGAAGGAGCAGGTCGTAAGAGAAATGTTAAGGATGCACGAAACCAAGCTGAGGTAATTAGGACACTTAGCGGTGCAGCAATGGAAGCTCCTCTTCAGGCGCAAATTCAACTTGGACAAGCGGCATCGGAGCAGCGCATCCTTGAAGCTCAAAGGATGCTGCCGACCATTAATAGATTACAAGATGCTGCGTTAGTACGTCAGCAAGCCATTAATGCTTCTAACACCCAAAACTATATGCAGATGGGTGTTGTTGCTACTGCTGGCAAACTTGCACTTGGTGCTCAAGAACAAGCCGGTGCAAACTTCCGTACTGCAATGACTGCTAATCCTTATGCGAATAGCACCATGCAAGCTCCTTCCATTAGCTACTGAGTAAGATGACACGTATTTCTGCTTATGCTTCTCCTTTGATAGGTCAAACTGTTGGCGGAGATATTGACCCTGACATCCTGGCTCGTGCTTCCTTAATTCAACAAGGACAACAGAATGGATTAATCCCACCTATGGAAACACCAGGAACCCCTACTGCTATTTCAATTGAGCCTTTTCAAAGCTATCTAAATGACACTAAATTAGATAATGGCACAGAGCCTACCCCTTCTGGTAGCGATCTTCCACCCACTCCTGAAAGCCCTAAGCCCCTGGACTTCTTTGAAAGGATGTTGAAGGCGCAAAATGATGCAAAGATATATGCACTTAGTGACGAAGTTATGGGAAGAAAAAATAAATATGCACTAGAGCTAATGAATGCAATTGGTGATCGCCAACAGAAGTACGGTTGGCAATCACAATTAGTCGGTTTTGCTTTAAACAAATTGCCAGACATGATGTCTGCCGGTGCACGTAATCGTAATTACTACTTAGACCAACTGGTAAGCAAAGGACCAGCAATTGGTCAAGCAGCTTCAAGTATGTATACAGGAGCAGGTACTGGCAATTACTTTGGCAGAGGAGTCTAGTAGCTGTAAAATATTAAGATGGCAGGCCTTAATTCCGCGCCCTCATCTGTTGCCACTTCTTTTTTAAATCAGACTGCTGGAACCAATACTTCTCAGTTTTGGAACCCCAGCAATATGGCAAACACCTGGGGAATCCAAAACCCAACACCTACAACACCAACAGGAGGTAATATGCCGTTTCCATGGGCAGCCGCAGCAACCGTAGCAGCTCCAATCATTGGAGGGTTGTTTCAGGGCAATGCGGAGAATCAACGCCGAGAAGCTGGTAAAGAAGCTATTGGCTTACAGTCTGCTATGCAGCAAGACATGGCATTGGCTGGTTTTGGTGCACAGGAATTAACAAGAGATAATGATTACCAAAGGCAATACAGAGGCATGATTGATTTGCTCGGCTTAAAAAATAGTCCGGGTTATATCGCTGACATGGGGAGACAAGCAGGCTTTGCTGGTTCTCTTGCTGGCCAATCACCGGCAACATTAGCTAGAGCAAATGCAATGTTTGGAGGTTTCGCATGATTTTCGGATTATTTGGTGGCAACAAACCTGCCCAAGCGCCTAAACAATTAGGTTATGACAATAGTGCCACAGAGTATTTGAGGAAATACCTTGAAGGCGGTAGTAAATTTTCAACAGCAAACGAAGAATTTCGTGATAGTTTAAACAGTACCTTGGGTGAAGATGTAGGACGAAATGTCGTACAAACCACATTTGCTCCGATGATGAGCAGGTTTGGCAACGAAGGAGAAATCAATTCTCTTTATAACTATGCTCGCCTTGCAGGTGCAGCTGATAATCCTAATGAATTACGAAACTTTACTTCGCAATATCTTGCAATGACACCTGCTGGTCAAGCGCAAGACATGAGTCCTTATTACAATAATCAGGGGTACCTTGGACCAACAGTTAGAACAGCAAAAGGAGAGTATGCGGGACAGGATGTTTTCTTAGGTGATAAAGAGAAATACAAAGCAGCCGATGAAACCATGAATGCTGCCAATAAGGTAGCTTCAAATTACCTTGCTAAACTAGGTGCTAAAGGAGGCTTCTCATAATGACAAAAGTAGGAAACAGAAAGTGGCTAGACTACGCAGGTGACCGCTTCTGTGAGACAGAAGATAGAGCATATGACGTAGCAAAAGCGCTTGGCATTAAAAATATCAATAGCAAAAATGATGGTAAACAAATAAATGCGGAGTGTAAGAAGCAAAATAGGGCTTCTGAACCTTCTCCTTCTCCTTCACCAGAGCCTGAGCCTTTTGTAGAATCAGGCCCTACCTTTGTTGGTAGTAATGCAGATGGACAAGGCTTGACTGCCGCTGAGTGGGATCTGTACTCCCAACAAACAATGTTTGGGCTGCAGTCTGCACAGCAGTCGCAGATCCAAGATTCTGTTAATTCCACTTCGTTAGCAATTCAGAATCTTCAAAACGAAGCTAGTGCTTATGCGCAAGATTCAGAAACAGGACGTAATACTTATAGCGAAGACGCTGCCAGCTGGCGCACACAATATTCTACTGATGCACAAGAGCGGTGGAATAAGTTTGATTCATCGATGGACTATAAGGCTGCAACTGATTCTCAAAAAATCAAAGGAGAATATGATATTAGCCTTCGTAAAATTATGAATGCAGGTAATGAATCTGTAGCTAAAATTCAAGGTGAATACTCTACAGCTAATACTGCGCTTCAAGGTGAATATAGCTTAGCAGGCGAAAAAGTTCGTGGTGCTGCTTCTCGTGATGTAGCTCAACGCAACAAAGAAGCATCTATGTTCGGTAGCTTTCTTGGTGGTTTTTGGGCTTGATTTAAGATGTAGTGTCAGTAGTATAATTAATATAATCAATTCGTTTATACAATGACTACAACCCCAGTAGCAGGCGACGGTACCGATGGAACTGACGCAGCGGTTGACCTTACTACCTTCCAACAGCTTTTAGACAAGCTAGAAGGATCCAAGAAGCGTCAGCAGCGCCAGAAATCCGTAGAAGGTCGTCGTGACATCTACAGCCAAGGTCTTGCTTCAATGATGGGCAACTTCTAAAGAGTTGATCCATGGTTGTAGGAGCACCTGACCCCAAACAAGGACAAGTAGGAATGACATCATCTACGCCTCAAAACGTTGACGATACTTATGCAGAAGACGATTGGTTTGATCTAGACCAATACAAGAAAGCTGCACAAGTCGCTTACGATTTTTCCATTGGAAAGATGGAAAAGGGCGGTGAAGAAGAACGTGAAACCATTGGGAAAGGAGCTTTTGAACAACGCAAGTCAGCCGATCAGCAGCAAGAGTTCAGCGAAAAAGACGAAGCCAGGGATTACCGCCAGGCGCAAAAGGGATATCGATTCTGATATCAACGTCAAAGTTTTTGAACATTGGCTAGATAATTTAGATAGTGCATCGAGAGAGTCTTTTTCTGCTTTTGCAGAAGAGACTTTTTCTCCTATCCAGGTTTATCTATACGCCAAATTCCTGGGGTATGAAAGCAGCATTATTGCTGTGGATCATTGGGTAGCAGTTGCCTATCCAAAGCCTGATCATTATCGAGTGCTGTTGCATGAGATTAATGAGATGCAAGAAGACATCCGTAAACTCAGGGAAGACATTGAGAATACTGCGGTCAAGCGTGATGCTGGTGTAGCACGTATTGCACAGATGCAGAAAGAGCTTAGAGGCACCATTGCTCAAGTTGATTCTTTTGTATCTTCTAAAGACAGAAAAGGTTTGTTGATGGCCGGAGCAGACCGTGCCTTGCGTGAGCTGGCCTCTGTGTTTAAAGATGACCCTATCGAAGGCCCCTTACAAGAAGCATCAATGTCTGTATGGGCTAGAATTCAGTTTGAAGAATAGGTTTATTTAGTGGAAGAATCTGCTGGCCCATCTGTAGAATCTTCGTTCACGCATAAGTCGATGAACAATATTTTGCAGGCCTTAGATCGTAACCGCCGAGTCAGTCCTGGCTTCAATAACTTCCGCCCAGTGGATGAAATACCACAGGGAGGCAACCCATATCCCGATCAACCCTTAGCAGGGAAGTATATGTAATGGCTAAGAAAAAAATGCCTCCCCAGTTGGTGGAGTATTACAAAAAGAAAACAGGTGGTAAAGACGGAGATGAGGCTGAGAAATCAGCAGAGAAGGGATTGAAAGCTGCTAAGGCAGCTAAAAAGCATAAAGATTGTAACTGCAAAGACAAGTAAGTTACTATTTAGTAACTACTAGGTCTGCTTGTGCCTTCTCATCTTCACTTAGCTTATCGACGTAATGCAAAGGCTGCTGCAGCAAACCATCGCATACGCAAGACTGATCAAGAAGACCTGTACGAAAAAGCAAGAGAAGACTTTGGTTTCTTTTGTGAGTATGTTGCTGATAAAGCTCCAGCAAAACACCATAAGTATTGGAACCAGCAGTTGGTTACCAATGAAAGTAGTTCATGCCTAACAAAAATTGCTGGACCCAATATTGACCTATTGGGGCCGCGTGGATCAGCTAAAAGTACAGTCCTAGGCTTATACACTGCCTGGGCCATTGGTATACATACCACAGCCAAGAAGCCTCTACAAATTCTTTACCTCAGTTATACCGTTGATATTGCAAGATCTAAATCAGCCACGATCAAACGGATCATTGAATCTAAAAGATATCAGAATGTATTCCCTACCGTTAAGCTGCTCAAAAACGTTACTAGCAACGAGTACTGGTCCATCGACCACAAGTTTGCTGGTATTGATACAACTGGTGAAGAACAGTTTACTTTATGCGCCGCTGGTCTTAAAGGATCGGTGACTTCAAAACGATCACACCTTGTCATCATTGATGACCCTGTGAAATCTGCTGCAGATATTGGCAACCCAGACATCCGCAAGATGATGCAGGATAACTGGAATGCAGTGATTGCTCCCACGATGTTTGAAGGCGGCCGTGCGATATGCCTGGGGACACGATTCCGTCATGACGATATCCATGCGACAACGTTCTGCCCACAGAACAATTGGATGCAGATCGTCCTATCAGCGATCTTAAATAACGAGGAGACAGGCGAAGAAGAGTCATACTGGCCAGACATGTGGTCATTAGATTACCTAAAAGAAAAGAAAAGGCAAGCACCGATTGCGTTCTCTTTTCAGTACATGAATCAGATTGTCAGACAGAACGAACTGTCATTGGCACCTGAACTACTGGTTAAAGCAGAGATTGCGACAGAATTTGATTGTCTTGGTATTGGCGTTGACTTGTCTGCTGGAATCAAAGAGAAAAATGATTACACAGTAATGGTATAAGGCGGGAGGATTGCT